GTATGAAGGCTGCGGCCTTGGCTCTTGTTTCCATCTGCGGCGCCAGGGATATGGACGACATGCAGATGTGCAGGCTTGTCTTCGACACCTATCACGAGATGACCGACTGGCAAAGAAGAGGCCCGATAACAGAGGAGACCAAGCAGTGAAACTCACCAACAACTTCAACCTGCCGGACACATTCGTCAATGTGATCCGCCGCCCCCAGTACAGCAAGGGCGACGCTCAGATCAGCGCCACGGAAATCCTCAACAGCCCCAGGATCGTAGCCCTCAAGCGCAAGCATTGGGATGACCTTGAGGAAGACGCATCAGACATGGTCTGGTCGCTCTTCGGCTCTGCCGTCCACAATGTTCTGGAGCACGGCAAGGACGCCCACCATATCGTGGAGGAGCGCATCTTCACCGAGTTCGAGGGATGGAAGGTCAGCGGTGCTATCGACCTGCAAGAAGTCTACGAAGACGGCACCATCATCTCCGACTACAAGGTCACGGGTGCCTGGGCCGTGATGAACGAGAAGCAGGACTGGCACAACCAACTCAACACCTACGCATGGTTGCTTGAGCGGGTGAAGAAGCAGCCAGTCAAAGCCTTGCAGATCGTTGCCATCATCCGCGACTGGTCACGCCGGGATGCACAGACCAAGGACACCTACCCAAAGTCTCCGGTCACAGTCATCTCGATCCCTCTGTGGCCGTATGAACAGCGTGAGCAGTATGTGGCCGAGCGGCTGCGCCTGCACAACGAAGCATTCTTTGCGATTCATTCAGGAGAAGGAATGCCTGAATGCACCGCTGAAGAAATGTGGGAGAAGCCCACAACCTATGCCGTTATGAAAGAAGGCGGCAAACGCGCCAAGAGTGTCCATGAGACACAGGAGGAAGCGGAAAAGGCAAACCCAGGTAAAGGCTACTTTATCGAGGTGCGCCAAGGCGGTCGGACTCGGTGCGAATCATTCTGCCAAGTCTCGGCCTTTTGTTCTCAGTACCAAAACTATCTCAAGGAATCAACATGAACATGATCCATCTCTCCATCCCCGAAACCGACTTCCCTTTCCTGATGGAAGCCATCAGCCTGCGAGCGTTGTCGTTGCAGAACGCCCTGCGCCAGCAACGCTTCGAGCAGAACATCATCACTGGTGAGCGCACGGTAAGCAAGGAGGAGGCATCTAAGAAGGTTGAGGAGATCATCAAGAAGGCCAAGAAGCCAAAGGCAGCGAAGCCCAAGACTTCTCTGAAGGAGCGTCGTGATGCCCTGCAAGCCCTGCTCAGTTTGAAGGAAAGCCGCAGCCTGTCCATTGCTGAGATCGCCCGCCGCACGGGTGTCTCCTATGTAACCGCCCGCAAGGCAGTTGTCACCAAGAGGAAGAATTAATGGATAACCAGTTCGCAACACTGGCCGCAATAAATGTCTCAAAGCACATCGAGAAGAAGGGCAACCTGTCCTACCTCTCATGGTCGTGGGCGGTAGATCAACTCATGCGCGCGGACCCCAGTGCGAACTGGGAGTTCCATGCGCCTGAGATGTTTGGCGAAAGCATGATGGTGTCCTGCACCGTCACCGCTTTCGGCAAGCCCATCAAGATGCACCTGCCCGTCATGGATCACCGCAACCAAGCGGCCAAGAACCCTGACGCAGTCCTCATCAACAAGAACATGATGCGCTGCTTGGTCAAGGCCATCGCGTGTCACGGTCTGGGCTTGCACATCTACGCAGGCGAAGACCTCCCTCTTGATGAAGACGGCAACAGACAGGAGAAGCCCAAGGCCCAGCCCGAGCCGAAGCCCGAGCCGAAACCTCAGCCAAAGCCAGAGCGAATCACGCCACAGGTCATCGAGGGCAAGGATCGAGACTGGAAGATGAAGATCACCATGCTCGGCGGCAATGACAACCCCGAGGATTGGCTCGGTGTTCTCAATGACATGACAACCATCGCCCTGTCAACCGCCACCTCTACCGATCAGGTGATGTCGATCTTCAAGGCCAACGCAGACATCTTCAGCAAGGCAAAAGAAATTGACGCAGCAGCCTACGACAAGTTGCTCGACAAGTTCAAAGAAGCCAAAGCCAAATTCACAGCAAAGGAAACCGAATGAACTCCATCACCGTCGCTGGCTCCCTGGGCCGAGATGCAGAACTGAAGCACCTTAACAACGGCGATTCCATCAGCGTCTTCTCCGTGGCCGACAGCCAAGGCAAAGACAAGCACACCATCTGGTGGAACTGCACCATCTACGGTAAGCGCGCTGAATCCCTGAACCAGTATCTGGTCAAGGGTCAGGCCGTCACCGTGGTCGGGCACATCACCGAGCGCGAGTACACCGACAAGAACGGCAACGAGCGCAAGGCTATGGAGATTCGCGTCAATGACGTGATGCTCCAGGGCCGCAAGCAGGACGCCGCTCCTAAGCCTGTCAAGGAGGAGAAGGCTGACTACGACGATTCTGAAATTCCCTTCTGATGGACACGCTTCAGTTTGAGGCAGTCAAGGTCGCCATCAAACAAGACAAGACGGGATACATCCTGACCTTGAACGTCCACCCGGACGAGATTCCCGTCAAACTCATGCGCGACTTCGTGGGCGCACGGTATCAAGTGGTCATGGTTCGGCTTAACGAAGAGGAAAAGCCAATGAACCGTGACCGCGAGCATGGCCGCGATCCCATCAGAGCAGCAGGCATCATGTGCCGGGATGATCGGTTTGCCGAATGGCTGTATGAGACCGGTCAGATTCTGGACACAACAGAGGCCAGCGTTATCGAATGGCTCAAGGAGAGGCTTCAAATCAACTCACGCACAGAACTCAAGGATCGGCCAGCGGCTGCCAAAGAGTTGTTTGCGATTGAACAGGAATACAAAAGATGGACAAACGCCTGATACCGTACTCGGTGCATCTGCCCGAGGAGATATACAAGAAACTCAAGCAGGCCGCAGGGGAGCGCAAGGCATCAGCCCTGGTGCGAGATGCCATCACCCTCATCATCGAGGGCGACGACTCCTTCAACGGCGGCTACAACAAAGCAGTTCGAGATGTGATCTCCGCCCTCAAGGACGACCAATGGTGCAAGTCCGTTTGGATCGAGGGGCAGAGTTTTGCCGACTACATTGAGCAACTGATCAGCCCCATGATCGTCCCTCAGAACACGAAAGGTAAACGCCGTGCAAAGGAATGAACTTCACGATTGGTCTGCCTACCTTCTCACGGTAGACAAAGAACTCAGGCACATCAACGACAAGTTGCTACACAAGAACTACGATGTTCTCCCGCACATTGTTCAGATTAAAGAGGCGTTGGATAAGACTCTGGTCTGGGTCGCAGAGAACAGTGAACAATAAACTGACCCCAGCCGAACGCCGCCACCTCGCCAGGGTAAAGGAACTACCCTGCGGGGTGTGCGGCGAGCCCGGCCCGAGCGACGCCCATCACATAGAACAGCATCTCCAGTACCTGTGCATACCGCTATGCAAGGACTGCCACCAGGGTTCTTTGAACGGAATCCACGGTCAAAGACGCATCTGGGCGGTCTACAAAAAGACCGAAGAGATTGTCCTCAATGACACCATCCGGCGACTTTTGGACCAAAACTAATCAATAAAATGATTAGTTTGGTCTTACTCTCGGGGTTTACCCTCAATCGTTAGGCCGTCCCTGAGCAATTGCTGCTTCTCTTCAGCCTTTGATTTGAGGAGTACAGCAGCCTCTGTGCTGATGGCTCCCTTCTTCTCAAGCCTGTCGATGCGGGAGATTTCGAGCGCAAGTTCTCGGATCAGTTGATTCTGCTTGCTCTCTTCAATCTTTTCGGAAACCTCAAGGTCGTATGGTCTGACCTTGATGCCCATCGTTTGAAGCGCGGCGTACTTTGGAATCACCGGCAATCCATCCTTGCCAACGCCCGTGTAGTCCACAACCCCCATCGGCCCAGCATCAATCGTGATTGGCTTGCCCGTGATGTTTGCAATCACATTCATGCCGCGATCAAAGTGGTAGTTGCCAACCGCAATCGCGGGAGCAGCCTGCTTCCACAGCCATGCCAAACGCTTCTGGGTCTTCTCTTCCTCAGTGTCAGAAGCCTTGACCACATCCTTGCCAAAGAACATATCTTTGTTGGCAAGCATGGCGACCAAGGTAGTCAGCACAGGGTTGCTAGGAGTCAGCGGCTGCAAGAGAGCCACGCCGCCGGAGTTGTTGACTGCATCTAGCAAGTCAGCACCCGGGAAGATACGGCTAGTGTCGATGAACAACGGC